TGTATATGGCTTGCAGAGAAAGAAGAACGCGAGCGAATTTACCAGACATCAATCCGACCATTCCGCAAAGCCACATATACCCACTTCCCTGAATATATCGACCCGCGCCTGCGTAATTACCGCTCACGCTATGGCGCTATCAGTAATGACTGAGGAATTTACCATGAGAGGACTTGCATACAATCCCGGCATTCTTCCGGCAGAAATGATTATTCGCCAACGCGTAAAGCCAATGCCATCGAGAGAGGAATTGCTTAAGAGAAATTCTTCTCCGTCAGTGAATCAAAACAAATATCTGAATGCGATGTGGCGCAAAGGAGGCAACCAGTGAGTGAGTCAAAATGCCAAATTAATGGCAACAAGATAGAACCGTGCGCGGCGTTGGCAAAATCTCTCGAATATGGAAATCCAACATTCAAGAGTAAAGGCATATTTATCCCGGAGCGTGTGAACATAAACACCGGCGAGTCATGCATAGATATTGCTCAAATTCACTCGGGGAAATATATCGGTCGTGGCGTTGCAATGTGCTTTTGCCCGTTCTGTGGTGAAAGTTTGAAAACGTGGGAAGCGGAGGCAGCCAGTGAGCAAAATTGACCATCAGGCACTGCGTGAGGCGGCAGAGCAGGCAATGCATGACGACTGGGGATTTGACGCGGACCTTTTCCATGAGCTGGTAACACCATCGATTGTGCTGGAACTGCTGGATGAACAGGAAAGAAACCAGCAATACATCAAACGCCGCGACCAGGAGAACGAGGAGATTGCGCTTACGGTTGGGAAGCTGCGTGTTGAGCTTGAAGCAGCAGAGAACAACCTTATTGATAGTGAATGCCATGTTGCTGAACTGGAAGAAGCTCTACGCGATAAGCAGGCGTTACTTGAAGCCTCAGAAAAGCGCAACGCAAAATTACAAAGCGAGAATGCATACATCCGCAACCGGTACAAAGAACTGGACCTATTAATCGGGAAAAACATTCTGGTCATGCAGGCTGCCATTATCGAATGGCAGGCAACTGGCGACGCTAAGAGCGGACTAGCATGGATTTATAACACACTGTTTGGCCCTGGCGAATTACCGGACGAATCTGAGAAAGATGCTCAGGCCTACTTTAATCGCAAATATGCACCGATTGACGAAAAGCTTATGGCGCTTCACAAGTGGTTTTGGGAACAAAGTGAAGCCGAGCGCGCCGCTGGCATTCGCATCAAAGGAGAGTGAGATGAACGGACAAATCTCAATTGTTCGACCGGGAGCATGTGACGATTGCGAGATACGAATGATTATTCGTCTGGCGAGGGGGAAAACAATAACTGCTCTCATTACTCCAGAAAATCTCGCATTAGCATTAACCGGAAAGTCAGACCTGCCAGTAGAGCTAAAGCTGCGAAATGTTGAGATTAAGGTGAAATAGCTATGACCACTATTACCAAAGAGCGACTGCTGACAATCAAGCAGTGGCGCGAAACATACGGACCGGGTAGCAACGTTGTACTGCCAGCAGAAGAAGCGGAAGAACTGGCACGAATTGCTCTGGCATCGCTGGAAGTCGAGCCGATAGGTTTCCGTTGCAGGCGCAATGATAACCTTGGTGATTGGAGTTACGTATATCATCGAGAGCCAGATGATTTTGAGCGCAAACATTTAGTGATAGAGGGCATTTACGCCGCCCCTCCAGCGCAAGTAGTACCGGAAGAAAAACCAATGCCTAATCCTCTTAGCATGTACGCGGTTGATGCTGTTGCCGCTATTGCAGAGGTGAGAGGCTGGAACGCCTGCCGTGCCGCTATGCTTCAGGGGAAAGGAGACTGATATGGATAAAAACACCACTGCTTACTGGAATCTGTCACTTGATACCGAATGCCCAAAATGCGGTCACAATTTCGATCTGCTTTGTGACGCTGATTTCTGGGAGTTTTCTGGAGCTAAACAGGCATGTGAAGAAATAAAAGGTTACGAAACATGCTGTCCAGAATGTAACCATGAATTTAAAACAGATTTCGTGTATTGAGGCATAACAAATGACCACTATTACCAGAGAACAGGCACAGAAAATTATTGAAGCAGCCGATGAGGTTATTAGTGCGCTTGCCGGAACTAACGAGGATGTTCACCCTGGTAGCGATAACATGCTACGCCTGTGGGATGACCTGAATGACCGTTACGCGCCCCCTGAAGTTGTGCGTGAGCTGGCACGAATTGCACTGGCATCACTGGAAGCAGAGCCTGTAAGCCAAACTTACAACTTGCCAGAATTAATCGAAGGGATGGAAGTTTCCATTGATGTAAGCACTTGTGATGCTGATTTAGGTAATCGCTATTTCGGTACCGTCACCGAGGCGTTAGAACTTGATACAGCCAAGAATGGTTACATCCTCCTAGTTCAGGACGCAGAGCCAAACTTCGATGTAAATGGCAACTCTCCGGTAATTCCGGGCGGTTGGATAAGCTGTAGTGAGCGAATGCCGGATAGCAAAACAGCCGTTCTTGTTGCCAGGGAGTTTGACAGGAAAGGTGACTGGCGAATGAAATGGGCGACTTACATCCCGGGGCATCCTGACGCTAATGATGGGTGGGTAATACCTGGTGCGTCGTGGATACCATCACACTGGATGCCGCTACCAGAACCGCCGCAGGAGGTTAACCATGGCTAACCTGCAACTTGCCGTCAAAGGTGAATACTTCGATGCCATGATTCGCGGGGAGAAAACGGAAGAGTATCGCCTGTGTAATGACTACTGGAATAAGCGAATTATGTTCCGGGAGTATGACCGACTGATTATCACAAAAGGATATCCGAAGCGCGACGATTCCAGTCGCAGAATAGACGTCCCGTATGAAGGGTATGAAATCAAGACAATCATACATCCACACTTCGGTGATAAACCGGTAAAGGTGTTCGCGATAAAGGTGAATACCGGCAATGAATAACAATCCTCGCATTTGCGGGGATTTCTTTTATCTGAACTTGCTACAGCGAGTTTTGTTTTATGGAGATGATAAATGCACTTCCGAGTTACAGGTGAATGGAATGGAGAACCATTCAACAGAGTTATCGAAGCAGAGAACATCAACGACTGCTATAACCACTGGATGATATGGGCGCAGATAGCGCATGCAGACGTAACCAATATTCGAATTGAAGAACTGAAAGAACACCAAGCCGCCTGATGGCGGTTTTTTCTTGCGTGTAATTGCGGAGACTTTGCGATGTACTTGACACTTCAGGAGTGGAACGCACGCCAGCGACGCCCAAGAAGCCTTGAAACAGTTCGTCGATGGGTGCGCGAATGCAGGATATTCCCTCCTCCTGTTAAGGATGGAAGAGAGTATCTGTTCCACGAATCAGCGGTAAAGGTTGACTTAAATCGACCAGTAACAGGTAGCCTTTTGAAGAGGATCAGAAATGGGAAGAAGGCGAAGTCATGAGCGCCGGGATTTACCCCCTAATCTTTATATAAGAAACAATGGATATTACTGCTACAGGGACCCAAGGACGGGTAAAGAGTTTGGATTAGGCCGAGACAGGAGGATAGCAATCACTGAAGCAATACAGGCCAACATTGAGTTATTTTCAGGACACAAACACAAGCCTCTGACAGCGAGAATCAACAGTGATAATTCTGTTACGTTACATTCATGGCTTGATCGCTACGAAAAAATCCTCGCCAGCAGAGGAATCAAGCAGAAGACTCTCATAAATTACATGAGCAAAATTAAAGCAATAAGGAGGGGGCTGCCTGATGCTCCACTTGAAGACATCACCACAAAAGAAATTGCGGCAATGCTCAGTGGATACATAGACGAGGGCAAGGCGGCGTCAGCCAAGTTAATCAGATCAACACTGAGCGATGCATTCCGAGAGGCAATAGCTGAAGGCCATATAACAACAAACCCGGTCGCTGCCACTCGCGCAGCAAAATCAGAGGTAAGGAGATCAAGACTTACGGCTGACGAATACCTGAAAATTTATCAAGCAGCAGAATCATCACCATGTTGGCTAAGACTTGCAATGGAGCTGGCTGTTGTTACCGGGCAGCGAGTTGGTGATTTATGCGAAATGAAGTGGTCTGATATCGTAGATGGATATCTTTATGTCGAGCAAAGCAAAACAGGCGTAAAAATTGCCATCCCTACAACATTGCATGTTGATGCTCTCGGGATATCAATGAAGGAAACACTTGATAAATGCAAAGAGATTCTTGGCGGAGAAACCATAATTGCATCTACTCATCGTGAACCGCTTTCATCCGGCACAGTATCAAGGTATTTTATGCGCGCACGAAAAGCATCAGATCTTTCCTTCGAAGGGGATCCGCCGACCTTTCACGAGTTGCGCAGTTTGTCTGCAAGACTCTATGAGAAGCAGATAAGCGATAAGTTTGCTCAACATCTTCTCGGGCATAAGTCGGACACCATGGCATCACAGTATCGTGATGACAGAGGCAGGGAGTGGGACAAAATTGAAATCAAATAATGATTTTATTTTGACTGATAGTGACCTGTTCGTTGCAACAAATTGATAAGCAATGCTTTTTTATAATGCCAACTTAGTATAAAAAAGCAGGCTTCAACGGATTCATTTTTCTATTTCATAGCCCGGAGCAACCTGTGAACACATTTTCAGTTTCCCGTCTGGCGCTGGCATTGGCTTTTGGCGTGACGCTGACCGCCTGTAGCTCAACACCGCCCGATCAACGTCCTTCTGATCAAACCGCGCCTGGTACCTCTTCGCGCCCGATTCTGTCGGCAAAAGAAGCGCAGAATTTCGATGCTCAACACTATTTTGCATCCCTGACACCAGGTGCGGCAGCGTGGAATCCTTCCCCGATTACCCTGCCTGCGCAACCTGACTTTGTTGTCGGCCCGGCGGGTACTCAAGGTGTAACGCATACCACGATTCAGGCGGCGGTAGATGCGGCAATTATCAAGCGTACCAACAAGCGCCAGTATATTGCCGTGATGCCTGGTGAGTATCAGGGAACGGTGTATGTCCCTGCCGCTCCGGGTGGAATTACTCTGTACGGTACAGGTGAAAAACCGATTGATGTGAAGATTGGGCTTTCCCTTGATGGTGGCATGAGCCCTGCCGACTGGCGTCACGACGTCAACCCGCGCGGCAAATATATGCCAGGTAAACCGGCGTGGTATATGTACGATAGCTGCCAGAGTAAACGCAGCGACAGTATCGGTGTTCTCTGCTCTGCGGTCTTCTGGTCACAAAACAATGGCCTGCAACTGCAAAACCTGACCATCGAAAACACGCTGGGCGATAGCGTAGATGCGGGTAACCATCCGGCGGTGGCACTGCGTACTGATGGCGACAAAGTGCAGATCAATAACGTCAACATTCTCGGTCGTCAGAACACCTTCTTTGTCACCAACAGCGGTGTGCAAAACCGTCTGGAAACGAATCGTCAGCCGCGTACGCTGGTGACCAACAGTTACATCGAAGGAGATGTGGATATCGTTTCTGGTCGCGGCGCAGTGGTGTTCGATAACACCGAATTCCGCGTGGTGAACTCCCGTACCCAGCAAGAAGCGTATGTGTTTGCACCGGCTACGCTGTCCAACATTTACTACGGTTTCCTCGCCGTAAACAGCCGTTTCAATGCTTCCGGTGATGGTGTGGCGCAACTGGGCCGCTCGCTGGATGTTGATGCCAATACCAACGGTCAGGTGGTGATCCGTGATAGCGCCATCAACGAAGGTTTTAACACGGCGAAACCGTGGGCCGATGCGGTGATTTCCAATCGTCCATTCGCGGGTAACACCGGCAGCGTTGATGATAACGACGAAGTACAGCGCAATCTGAATGACACTAACTACAACCGCATGTGGGAATACAATAACCGCGGCGTGGGTAGCAAAGTGGTTGCAGAGGCGAAGAAGTAG